AAGTCCGGCGACAAGGAATACGAGAAAATCAAAAACTCCATATTGGAGTTTGGGTACGTCGAGCCTATCATCGTCAACTACGATATGACGGTCATCGGCGGCCACCAGCGTTTGACGGTTCTGCGCGACCTCGGATACGCCGAGGCGCAATGCGTCGTTCTGCATATTGAGGACGAAAACAAGGTCAAGGCGCTCAACATCGCGCTCAATAAAATCACGGGCGCCTGGAATGAACAGCTCCTGGCCGATCTGCTTGTTGACCTGCAGAATGTAGATTTCAATATTGATCTCACTGGTTTTGAGGCCCCGGAGGTCGAGCAACTCTTTTCAAAAGTACATGACAAAGAGGTCAAGGAAGACGACTTCGACGTGGACGAGGCGCTGAAGAAACCGACCGTCTCGAAGTCCGGCGATCTGTGGCTACTCGGCAAGCACCGACTCATCTGCGGCGACTCCACGCTGCCGGAAACCTTTACTGCTCTCATGGACGGCATAAAGGCCAACATTGTGGTGACCGACCCGCCCTACAACGTGAATGTTGAGGAGACGGCGGGTAAAATCAAGAACGACAACATGGCGGACGCGGACTTCTATAAGTTCCTGTTCGCCGCTTTCGTTAATATGGAGCAGAACATGGAGAGCGACGCTTCCATCTATGTGTTCCACGCCGACACACAGGGTTTGACGTTCCGCAGAGCTTTTGCCGATGCAGGGTTCTACCTCTCCGGGTGCTGCATTTGGAAAAAGAACGCACTCGTCCTGGGCCGCTCGCCGTATCAATGGCAGCATGAGCCCTGCCTCTTCGGTTGGAAGAAGGGTGGGAAGCACGTCTGGTACAGCGACCGCAAGCAAACGACTATCTGGGAATACGACCGCCCGAAGTCCTCGAAGGAGCATCCGACCATGAAGCCCGTTGCACTTCTCGCATATCCGATACAGAACTCATCCATGAGGGGCTGTGTCGTTCTCGACCCCTTCCTCGGTTCCGGCTCTACGCTGATGGCGTGTGAACAGACCGGGCGGATTTGCTACGGCATAGAGCTTGACGAGAAGTTTGCCGACGTTATCGTGAACCGCTACATTGAAGCGGTCGGCGGTTCGGACGGAGTGTTCCTCGTGCGCGATGGGGTTAAGACGCCGTTCGCACAGGTCCCGAAGCCGAAGAGCGACGAGGACGAAATACCACTATTTTAGGCATGGGCTGTCCCGTGCCTTTTTCATTTGGAAGGAGCGGACAGCTATGTCTGATAACAAGCAGCTTACATTTATAGATTTCTTTTCGGGGATCGGCGGCTTCCGGCACGGCCTTGAGCTTGCCGGACTCAAGTGCGTCGGATTCTGCGAGAAGGATAAATTTGCGGTACGGTCTTACCGTGCTATGTACGATACGGAGGGAGAATGGTATGGAGAGGACATTTCCAAGCTCGGAGCAGACGACGTTCCTCAAGCAGATATATGGACTGCGGGAAGTCCTTGTCAAAATGTCTCTATTGCAGGGGGACGATCCGGATTACACGGTGACCGAAGCGGACTGTTTTTTCAATTCGTTGACCTCCTCAAAGGGAAAGCGGAAGCGGATAAGCCCCAATGGATTATCCTTGAAAATGTTAAGGGACTTCTTTCGAGCAATGCCGGATGGGACTTCCTTGAATATCTCGGTGAACTGGCCGAAGCTGGGTACGATTGCGAGTGGCAGATTTTCAACTCCAAAGACTACGGAGTCCCTCAAAACCGAGAGCGAGTGTACACTGTTGGACGTCTTAGAGCCGGAGGCGGACGAAAAATACTACCTATCGGCGCAGCGAGCTGTGGAAATCTTAAGCAGATTATAGGCGGGATGCAGGGTTACCGGGTCTACGACCCCTCCGGCGTTTCGTCCACCCTGGCAAGCGAAGCCGGGGGTATGGGCGCAAAGACGGGTCTTTACCTTATCGACCAGTCGTTAACTGCTCCCAAGCTGACCGAGGAGGCCCGATGTATCACAGCCCGATACACCTCCGGGGCCACGAAGCGCACGGCGATGAACAGCGCCGTTCTTGAGGTCGGCGCCGCCTACCCGGTGCTGACTCCCGACCGCCTTGAAAAGCGGCAGAACGGACGGAGAATGAAAGGCTCGGACGAGCCGATGTTTACCCTCACGAGTCAGGATAGGCACGGCGTCATGCTTGAGCTGACAGAGGATAAAGACAGTCCTGTTAAGGAAGAATCAGACTCGCAAAAACACACTACGGCCGGAGTCAAGCTGCGGAACGCCACCAAGCAAGGATATCAGACAGCGCGACCGGGCGACTCCGTGGATTTTGCTTATCCCGCTTCCGACACTCGCCGCGCACGGGTCGGGCAGGGTTTCGCCCACGCTCTTTCCTGTTCTGGCGCGGTCGGAGTGGCTGTGTGGCGCGGCAAACGCGTCCGCATCAGACGGCTTACCCCGAAGGAGTGTTTCAGGCTTCAAGGCTTCAGCGACGACCTCTTTGAAAAGGCGGCCGCGGTCAATTCTGACGCGCAGCTTTACAAGCAGGCCGGCAATGGCGTGACCGTGAATGTTGTCTATTATATCGGCTGCAAGATCGCTGAAATGACTTGACTTATACCCCTTTCAGAGTGATGTATACAGTACCGAAAAAGAAAGGCGGTATGAAAAATGGAAATCAAAACAAACGCCAGCGACCGTAAGGCCCTGGTAAAGGCCATTGCAGAGATCACAGGAGCGGAAGCAAAATACGCCGGGCCGCCCACCTTCAACTACACCGTGGACTACTTCACCATTGAACGCGACAGCAGTATTACCTTTGACGACCGCGCCGATAGCGAAGAGATCGAGCAGCTCATCGAGGGGCTTGCCGAACGCGGCTTCATCGACCACATCCCAGAAGAACCTGAGAACCTTGAAATTTCTGTACCCATTGACGGTATGGACGGCACGATGCTTCGCAACCTGGTCTTCATGCTGAAAAGCAAGTCGTACCTGCTCAACCGCGTCACACGCGCCGAGACCTTTGCCGTCAGCGACAGCCTTATCTCCGCGCTGACCGACGAAGCGATCCCAAGCGAGGAATCGTTCTACGCCGCGCTCTCCGCCGACACGGGCGAAATGAAGGGCTTGTGCTTCGACGACGGCAAGGTCACGTTCACTTACCCCTTGTCGGAAAACCCCGCCAAAAACCGCGCCTACGCCGAGCTGTCGGCCTTCATGGTCGCCCACGCCAAAGAAGCGTCCAGGGTCAGCCCCAATGAACAGAGACCCGAAAACGAGAAATACTATCTCCGCTCATGGCTGCTTCGTATCGGCTTGACGGGCATGGGCGGCAAAGAATCTCGCAAGGCTCTTTTGGAAGGGTTGAACGGACACACAGCATTCCGCACCCCCGCCGACGCCGAGAAACACAAGGCACGGCTCGCCGCACGAAAAGCGGCTCTCGCCCAGGCTTCGGAGGGCGCCGACGAGGAATAATGTACACAGTTTTCATCCTAATATTTGTCTGATATATATCGCATAAAAGACTGGCTATTATGTGCTTTTAGAGTGATATATACAGTACCGAAAGGCACAGAGCCTCGACGGAGAAAGGATGAAAACGCAATGAAAACTCAGAACTTTGGAATCGAGATTGAGCTTACGGGCATCACCCGCGAGGACGCAGCCAAGACCATCGCCGCCTACTTTGGAACGACCTCTTCCTACGCAGGGCTTGGATACAGCGCCTACACCGCCACCGACCGCAAGGGCAGAACCTGGAAGGCCATGAGCGACTCCAGCCTTCGGGCCGAGAAGAAGCAGAACGGCAGGACGGTCGCAGCGAGCGACGATTACAAATGCGAGGTAGTCAGCCCCATCCTTCAGTACGGCGACATCGAAGACCTGCAGGAAATTGTCAGGCAGCTTCGGCACAACGGAGCCTTCGCAAACAGCTCCTGCGGGATTCATATTCACGTCGGTGCGGAGCGGTTCACACCGCAGACCCTCCGCAACATCGTGAACATCATCGCCAGCAAGGAGGACATCCTTTACCGCGCCCTCCAAATTGACCCTGCGAGGATGGGCTACTGCAAAAAGACGAACGCCCAGCTTCTTGAAACCATCAACCGCAAAAAGCCCAAAACGATGGCGGAGCTTGCGGACATCTGGTACGCCGAAGACCCCTACGGCAGAGAACAGCATTACAACCACACCAGATACCACGGCCTGAACCTCCACGCCACCTTCACCAAAGGCACGGTCGAGTTCAGACTTTTCAACGGAACGACCCACGCGGGGGAGATAAAAGCCTACATACAGTTTTGCCTTGCGGTTACCCACCAGGCTCTGACGCAGAGCAAGGCAAGCTGCAGAAAGACGGTCACCGACAACGAGAAATACGCATTCCGCTGCTGGATGCTCCGACTGGGACTCATTGGCGACGAGTTCAAGACCTGCCGCCTCCACTTCCTCAAGCACCTCGAAGGCAATTCGGCCTGGCGAAACGCCGCTTGAAGGGCATAGCCACAGGCCCCCTCCCGACCGCTACGGCGGCCTTGAGGTGGTAGAAGGGGCTTTCACCCTTCGGAAAGGAAGGATAAAACATGGAAAAGAAATTCTACATAGCCTACGGAAGCAACATGGACGTCGACCAGATGGAATGGCGTTGTCCGAAGGCTGAACTGCTCGGCGTGTCCGAACTGGACGGCTGGCAGCTTCTCTTCAAAGGCTCACTGTCGGGAGCATACGCAACTGTGGAACAGGCGGAGGGCTACAAAGTTCCCGTTCTTGTTTGGGCGATAACGCCCCGTGACGAGGAACGCCTTGACCGCTACGAGGGCTTTCCCAATTTCTACTACAAAAAATCGGTGACGGTCCCACTCAACGGCAAACCCTGCCATGCGATGGTTTATGTTATGCACGAGAATCGACCCTTCGGCGAACCTGTGTACGAATACTACAAGACCGTCGAGGACGCCTACCTCCGCTTCGGCTTTGATACGACGATTCTGGAAAAGGCCCTGGAAGACACTATCTCTCAAGAGGAGGAAGACGATGAAACTGACGATGAATGACCTCGCCGACTATTCCCGCCGCAATGTGGTGGAACGGCTTCGCAAACGGCTGCCGGCCGGCACACGCATCGTTCTCATGGAGATGGACGACAAGCAGGCCCCGCCCATTGGTACGAAAGGCACGGTGCGGGGCGTGGACGACGCCGCCAACATTCTGGTCGCATGGGACAACGGAAGCGGACTAAACCTCGTGTACGGGGTTGACCGCTATCTGAAACTGACGGAGGACGAAGATGGCAAAGTGTGAAATCTGCGGTCGTGAGATGCTCACGGCGAAGGGCTGCAACGTTCCGAAAGTTCATATAAACGGCAAGGTCTACAACCGCATCCGCTGCGGTGCGCCCGGCGACTTCTGCTTCGGCATGGGTACTGACGAACGCTGCGGTGACTGCGGCGCAAAGGTTGGCGGCATCCACCATTGGGGCTGTGACTGTGAACGCTGTCCCGTCTGCGGCGGTCAGATGATTGGCTGTGAATGCGGGGACGACGTGTATATCGAAAAGCCGTAATACCGACAACTGCTTCAGCTCATATTTGTGCGATTTATATCGCAAAATTGACTGGATATTATGTGCTTTTAGAGCGAATATGTACCTACCGAAAGGGAATAAACAAACGGAGGTACGCACCATGACAAGCAGCGAACTGAGAACCCACTTCACCCGCATGAACAACAACACAACGATTTCCAAGAAGGACTTCGAACACCTCTTTTACCGCACCAACGACAGCATCGACTTCACTTTCAACGGTTGGGACGGCAAGAGTTACGGAGGCGAGAGTCGCCACGCACGGATTTGGCAGTGCAGCGTTTTCGGCTTCCTAACCTGCCAATTCGTAAAGGTCGGGAAAAGCATCCACATGGTCGACGACAACGGTTGGGCGGTCGAACTTGCCACGGGCAAGAAGCACCACACGGTGAGCTGGCTGATCGACGTCGACAGAGCGTAAGGAGGAACGAGACATGACTGACAAGCAGCTCAAGCAGGTCAAGAGCCAGCTTCCCCAAGGGGAACGGTTCAACAGAGCCTACTCCGCATACGAAGGCGGAATCAGGGTGATATCCAGGAAGGCCGATGGGACAGAGGTGCGATACAAGGTTTCCTTCGACGCCGAAGACAACGCCTGGATTGAACGGTTCTGACGCCACCGCCGCCACGAGGGCTTCGGCCCTTTTGGTCGTATAGTGGACAGTTTATGGCTCATATATTTGTGCGATTTATATCTCAGAAATGACTGGATAATATGTGCTTTTAGAGCGAATATGTACCTACCGAAAGGGAAAACGAAGGAGGTACACACCATGAAAAACCCGAAGACCATGACCTACAAAGAGCTTGAGAACGAGGTTATCAAAAACCGCTGCGAACTCAGGACCGCCGCCCTTGAGCGGAAAAGAGAACTGATAACCCGCGACCACGACCTCATAACCGAGATGGATAGAAGATGGCAGAACGCCGAAACAAAGGGAGACAAAAGATAATGTGGAAAGAAGGAAGCCTCAAGGTTTACAACAGCGTTTTCCATTATTGGATGAAGCAATTCGACGAAGGGAGCGAATTCGGCATCGACGGCGGCAGAATATCAAAGCTGATGCTCAAGCGGAACGGAAAAATCGAATGCAACTACGATAGAGGATGGGATGTTAAGCCATCCGACCCCGACGCCCAGCTCGCGCTTGAGATTCTGCTTCACGGCGAAAACAGCTAACCCAGAAAGGAGACCAGCCCTTCGGGGCTGTATCTCGTACACATAGATTTTGACGAGACTGCTTCGGCGGTCTTTTTTGTTACCATTTTCCGATGAGAGGAGGTGTTTTGCATGGCACAGAGAGGAAGGAAACCAAAGCCCACGGCTCTGAAAGAACTTGAGGGCAACCCCGGCCGCCGACAGCTTAACGAAAACGAGCCGAAGCCCGAACGTAAAGCTCCGCGCTGCCCGTCCTGGCTTGAAGACGAAGCCAAAAAGGAATGGCGGCGCATGAGCCGGATTCTGGAACAGATCGGGCTTTTGACTGAAATGGATATGGCGGCCTTCGCCGGGTACTGCCAGGCATACGCCCGATGGAAGGAAGCTGAAGAGTTCATCACACAGCACGGCGCGATGGTGAGAACGCCCAACGGCTATCTGCAGCAGGTCCCGCAAGTTTCCATCGCACAAACAAATATGAAAATCATGCTCCGCTTCTGCGAGCAGTTCGGGCTGACCCCCTCGGCTCGAAGCCGTATCATCGCCGGAGAGGGTTCTGTCGACCCCGCCGATGAAATGGAGCGTCTGCTTGGGGGTGAGGATTGATGCCGTATCAATATGATCCTACGCCTTTTATACTGCCAACCTCCCGTTATGATAAACGCAAGGCCGACCGCGCTGTGAATTTCATCGAAAATCTCTGCCACACCAAAGGCAAATGGGCGGGTACGAAGTTCACCCTTCTGCCCTGGCAGGAACAGATCATCCGTGATGTGTTCGGCATCGTCGGCGAAAACGGCAAGCGGCAGTTCCGAACGGCATATGTGGAAATTCCCAAGAAAAACGGCAAATCCGAACTTGCGGCCGCCATCGCCCTCTACCTGCTTTACGCAGACCGGGAGCCGTCTGCAGAGGTCTACGGCGCGGCTTGCGACCGTAACCAGGCGTCCATTGTTTTCGACGTCGCCAAGCAGATGGTTCTCATGTCGCCCGCCCTTATCAAGCGGTCGAAGGTGGCGGCGGCAAACAAGCGCATCGTCAACTATTCCAACAACGGATTCTACCAGGTGCTTTCCGCAGAAACGGGAACCAAGCACGGCTTGAACGTGTCGGGTCTGGTATTTGATGAGATTCACGCCCAGCCAAACCGCAAGCTGTACGATGTGCTGACCAAAGGTTCCGGCGACGCCCGTGAACAACCGCTATTCTTTATCATCACCACGGCCGGCACGAACAAAAACAGCATCTGCTATGAGCTGCATTCCAAATCTAACGACCTCATTGCGGGACGGAAAATCGACCCCTCCTTCTATCCCGTCGTGTACGGGTTGACCGAGGAGGACGATTGGACGGACGAAAAAAACTGGTATCGCGCCAACCCGTCGCTTGGGCAAACCATCACCATTGAGCGTGTTCGGGAGGCGTATAAAAACGCCATCGACAACCCTGCGGAGGAAAACATCTTCAAGCAGCTCCGCCTGGACATTTGGACTTCGGCGACTGTGTGCTGGATTCCCGATCACATCTACGAGCGTGGAAACCTCCCAATTGATATGGACGAACTGTACGGGCGCGAATGCTACGGAGGTCTTGACCTCTCAAGCACATCGGATATCACGGCGTTCGTGCTGGTGTTCCCGCCGCGCTCCGAGGACGAGAAGTATATTGTCCTCCCGTATTTTTGGCTGCCGGAGGAAACGCTTGAACTGCGCGTCCGGCGCGATCATGTTCCTTACGACGTGTGGGAGCGCGAGGGCTTCATCAATACCACCGAGGGCAATGTCGTCCACTACGGCTTCATTGAAAAGTTCATCGAGGAACTGGGTGAAAAGTTCAATATCCGCGAGATCGCCTTTGACCGCTGGAACGCCACACAGATGGTGCAGAATCTTGAGGACATGGGCTTCACGGTCGTTCCATTCGGGCAGGGGTTCAAGGATATGTCCCCGCCCTCGAAGGAACTATACAAACTGCTGATGGGCGGTGAAGTGAACCACGGCGGCAACCCCGTCCTCAAATGGATGGCGCAGAATGTGGTCATGCGAACCGACCCCGCAGGAAACATCAAGCCAGACAAGGAGAAATCCGTGGAAAAAATCGACGGTATTGTCGCCGAAATCATGGCACTTGACCGGGCGATTCGCTGCGAAGTCACCGATTCCGTTTATGACGGTCGGGGGCTTCTTATTTTATGAGGCAGAAGGAGGAAACGCTTATGAGCATATTTTCCGGAATGTTCCATTCCCGTGACAAGCCCCGTGACAGCTTGAACGGCAGCCGATACAGCTTCTTCTTTGGAAGCACCACATCCGGCAAACCCGTAAACGAAAACACATCTATGCAGATGACGGCGGTCTACTCTTGCGTCCGAATCCTTTCGGAGGCAATAGCGGGACTGCCGCTTCATGTTTACAGGTACAACGATTCGGGCGGCAAGGAGAAAGACCTGGACCACCCGCTGTACCGCCTTCTGCATGACGAGCCGAACCCCGAAATGACCTCGTTCGTGTTCCGTGAAACGCTGATGAGTCACCTGCTCCTTTGGGGTAACGCCTACGCACAGATTATCCGTAACGCGCGCGGCGAGGTCGTGGCTCTGTATCCGCTCATGCCGAACAAGATGAAAGTCGACCGCGATTCCAAAGGTCAGCTCTACTACCTGTATCAGCGAAGCCAGGAGGATGCGGCGGCAATCGGCAAGACGAGCCAAATCTACCTCGCGCCCACGGATGTGTTGCACATTCCCGGACTCGGCTTCGACGGTCTGGTCGGCTACAGCCCCATTGCTATGGCGAAGAACGCCATCGGGCTTGCCATTGCCACAGAGGAGTACGGGGCCAAGTTCTTCGCCAACGGCGCGGCTCCGGGCGGTGTGCTGGAACACCCCGGCACAATTAAAGACCCGCAGCGCGTCAAGGAGAGTTGGAACGCCGCCTACCAGGGGAGCGGAAACGCCCATCGTGTGGCAGTTCTTGAAGAGGGCATGAAGTATCAGCCCATCGGCATTTCGCCGGAACAGGCGCAGTTCCTCGAAACCCGCAAATTTCAGATAAACGAGATCGCCCGTATTTTCCGTGTGCCTCCCCATATGCTCGCCGATCTGGAAAAATCGTCCTTCAGCAACATCGAGCAGCAGAGCCTTGAGTTTGTGAAATACACACTCGACCCCTGGTGCATCCGATGGGAGCAGTCCATGAGCCGTGTGCTTCTGTCAGAAAGCGAGAAGCCGCAGGAGTTTATCAAATTCAATGTGGACGGTCTGCTTCGGGGCGACTACGCATCCCGCATGACGGGCTATGCCACCGCCAGACAGAACGGCTGGATGTCCGCAAACGACATCCGCGAGCTTGAAAACCTCGACCGCATCCCCGCCGAGCTTGGCGGCGACCTATATCTTATCAACGGCGCGATGACAAAACTTGAGGATGCGGGCGCGTTCGCCGATACCGCAGCGGACGCAGGAAAGGATGGTGAGAACAACGGTACAGCCAACAAAACCAGAACGCCACGCTGAAATCTGCGCCGAGCTTAATGATGTGTACCGCCGAAAGAACGCCGATTATGGCGACAGCTTCGGCGAGACCTTCCGCAAGCTCGGCGTTATCAGTGCGGTCACACGCATCACCGACAAGGTCAATCGGCTGCAAAGCCTGTGTATCCGGGCGGCACAGGTGCATGACGAGTCGGTCAGGGACACGCTCCTCGACCTCGCCAATTACGCCATTATGTCGGTGATTGAACTGGAACGCTCGAAATCTACAGAAACGGAGGAAACCACGTGAACAAGTTTTGGAACTGGGTGAAGGACGAAGAATCCGGCGTTCGCACCCTGTACCTCGACGGCACGATTGCGGAGGAGAGCTGGTTTGACGACGACGTCACCCCGGCTGCGTTTAGAGATGAACTGTTCTCTGCGGACGGCGCCGTCACCATCTGGATCAATTCGCCCGGCGGCGACTGTATCGCGGCAAGTCAGATCTATTCCATGCTCATGGATTACAAGGGTGACGTGACTGTCAAAATCGACGGCATCGCGGCTTCTGCCGCCTCGGTCATCGCTATGGCGGGAACGGAGGTGCTGATGGCCCCGACCGCGCTGATGATGATTCACAACCCGCTCACCGTCGCTATCGGCGACAGCGAAGAGATGCAGAAAGCCATCGCCATGCTGGGTGAGGTCAAGGAGTCCATCATCAACGCTTACGAAATCAAGTCCAGTCAGACGCGAGCGAAAATCTCGCACATGATGGATGCCGAGACCTGGCTCAACGCCAACAAGGCCGTGGAGCTTGGCTTTGCAGACGGCATTCTTTTCAGGGACGGTGAACAGCCGCCCGAAACCATTGTGGAGAACAGCTTCATCTTCAGCCGGAGAGCGGTTACCAACTCTCTGCTGAACAAGCTCCCTAAAGCAAAACCCGCCAAGTCCGTAAAGCCGCCTGTGTCAGCCGATGCGCTGGAACAGCGGCTTTCTCTCATTCAACACTAATTTTTAGGAGGATATTACTATGAACAAGATTCAGGAACTGCTCGAAAAGCGCGCCCAGGCATGGGACGCCACCAAGAAATTCCTCGAAACCCGCCGCGGCACGGACGGCCTTATCTCCGCAGAGGATGCCGCTACCTATGACCGCATGGAAAAGGACGTCCAGGCGCTCGGCGCGGAAATTGAGCGTCTGACCCGCCAGGCCGCTATGGACGCCGAACTCAATCAGCCCACGGCGACTCCCATCACCGCCAAGCCCGGCACCGCACAGGCGGACAAGAAAACCGGCCGCGCGTCCGCAGAATACAAAGAGGACTTCGGTCGCACCCTGCGTGGCAAGCCCGCTCTGCACAATGTTATGACCGAGAGTGTCGATGCCGACGGCGGTTTCCTGGTGCCTGAGGAATTCGAGCATCAGATCATCACCGGCCTGGATGAGTTCAACATCATCCGTTCCATCGCAAAGACCATCACCACCTCTGCTGAACGCAAAATCCCCATCGCCGCAACCCATTCCACTGCTCAGTGGACTGCCGAGAACGGCGCATACACCGAGAGCAATCCCACCTTCGCACAGAAGCAGATTGACGCCTTCAAGCTGACCGACCTTGTGAAAGTCAGCACCGAACTGCTCCAGGACTCCATGTTCGACCTTGAGTCCTACATCGCCCAGGAGTTCTCCCGCGCCTTCGGCGTGTCCGAAGAGGAGGCTTTCTGCATCGGCTCCGGCGTCGGTCAGCCTACGGGCATCTTCACCGCTAACGGCGGCGAGGTGGGCGTTACCGCTGGTAGCCCCACCGCCATCACCGTGGACAACATCATTGACCTCATCTACTCCCTGAAGTCTCCGTACCGCAGAAACGCTGTGTTCCTCATGAAGGATGTTACCATCTCCTCTCTGCGTAAGCTCAAGGACAACAACGGCGCGTACCTGTGGCAGCCCAGCGTTCAGGCGGGTCAGCCCGACCGTCTGCTCGGCTATCCCATCTACACCTCTCCCTATGTCCCCGCAGCGGCGGCTTCCGCTTTCCCCATCGCATTCGGCGACTTCTCCAACTACTGGATTGCCGACCGTATGGGTCGTACCGTCCAGCGACTGAACGAGCTGTACGCCGGAAACGGTCAGGTCGGCTTCATCGCCACCGAGCGCGTGGACGGCAAGGTCATCCTCAACGAGGGCATCAAGCTCCTTCAGATGGGCGCGTAATCGAAAGGCGGCGATGATATATGACATTACTTGAGAAAGTCAAGGTGAACCTCATTCTGGAACACAGCGTGGACGATGCTCTGCTCGAAACGTATATCACCGCCGCCGTCTCTTATGCCGAAAGCTATCAGCACATCACGGCCGGATGGTATGCGGAAAACGCTATGCCTCCGACCACCGAACAAGCCGTTGTAATGCTTTCGTCCCATTTCTACGAATCCAGAGACGGCAGCACGGGCGGCTTTTTCGCCGACAGCGTTCAGGCGGGGCAGCAGGTATGGAACACGGTAAACCTGCTGCTCCGGCTTGACCGAGATTGGAAGGTGTGATTATGAGCTATGGGCAGATGAACACATTTATAGACCTCATAGAGAAAAGAATTACAAAGGACGGCGAGGGCTTCTCCACAGAAACCGACTATATCCTCGCCTCCGTGAGAGCGTACCGAGAAGGTCGGCACGGCAGCGAGAGATGGGCTAACAGAGCCACTTTCTCGGAAGCCACCGACCTTTTCTGCTTCCGTAGAATACCCGGCATTACTGTTACGACCGCTATGGTCGTCGTGAACGAGAGCGGCCGTTTCGAGATCACCTCCGTGGAAGATGTGAAAGGCCGTGGGATGTATGTGGAAGTGCTGGCTAAGGAGGTGAAGCCGAGTGGCTAAATGCGATATCAAGATGCCTGAGGATTTCCTCCTGAAACTGTCCCAACTCGGTGACAAGACCGACGAAATCACGGGCAAAGCCCTCGAAGCCGGGGGCGCGGTTGTCGCCGACAAGGTTCGGAGCAACCTCGAATCGGTCATCGGCTCGAATACCAAGACCGAGTCCAAGTCCACGGGTCAGCTCGCCGGGGCTTTAGGCATATCAAAGCCGAGGGTCAACCGCGAGGGTAACCACGATGTGAAGGTAGGCTTCTCCGAGCCGCGACAAAACGGCGAGAACAATGCCAAAATAGCTAACATTCTGGAATACGGGAAACACGGTCAAGCCCCGAAGCCTTTTCTGAAACCCGCAAAATCGGCAAGCAAGAGTGCCTGTGTTAACGCGATGATCGCGGCGTTTGAGAAGGAGGTTGAAAGCATATGAGCCTGCTTCAAGAACTGAACACCCTCATCTCACCGATTGCACCCGTTGAGACAGGCGTTTTTTCAGAATCCGCCCCGGACAGGTATGTTGTGATTACGCCATTGGCGGACACCTTTGAACTGCATTCCGACGACAGGCCGCAGCATGAAACACAGGAGGCGCGGCTGTCTCTTTTTGACAAGGGCGGCTACACGGCTGTCAAAAACCAAATCGTCCGCGCTCTCCTGAACGCGGAGTTAACGATAACCGACCGCCGGTATATAGGCCACGAGGACGATACCGGCTATCACCACTACGCCATTGATGTGGCAAAAAACTATGAACTGGAGGATTGACAAATGGCTACCATTGGACTTGATAAACTATATTACTCTAAAATTACAGAGGCGACGGACGGCACCGAAACCTACGGCACTCCCATTTCTCTCGCCAAGGCGATGAAAGCGGATCTGTCGGTCGAGCTTGCGGAAGCGACGCTCTATGCGGACGACGGTCCCGCCGAAATCGTGAAGGAATTTAAGAGCGGCAAGCTCTCCCTTGGTATCGACGATATCGGCATCACCGCAGCCGAGGATCTGACCGGGGCAAAAATTGACGACAACCACGTGGTAGTTTCCGGCAGCGAGGATGGCGGCTCTGCTGTCGCCGTAGGTTTTCGGGCAAAGAAGGCAAATGGCAAATACCGCTACTTCTGGCTTTACCGTGTGGTATTCGGTATCCCTGCAACCAATCTCACCACCAAGGGCGACAGCATCACCTTTTCCACCCCCACTGTGGAAGGCACTGTGCTTCGCAGGAACAAACTGGACGGCAACGGCAAGCACCCTTGGAAATCAGAGGTCAATGAGGACGATGCAAGCGTACCGGCATCCGTTATTTCCGGCTGGTACACGCAGGTTTATGAGCCTGTGTTTGCTGACGGAGGTGGCGAATAATGGCTGATGAGAGAAGCACTATGATACAAATCGGTGAAACAGAGTATGAAATGCTCCTCACAACCAAAGCGACCAAGGAGATTGCCAAACGGTACGGCGGGCTTTCTAATTTGGGTGAAA